GTCTGCTCGCAGTCATAGCCATAAACGGCAGTCCTGCGAACTGTACATAGTTTTTGCCTGCAACAAGGGTTGTGATGTTAAGTGCCACCGTCACGGTTTTACCGATTTTTGAATAATTAAAGCTGCCCTCGTAGCCGTCATAAATAGCCTGTGCAGGAGTAAGCTCCCCTTTGCCGACCTCGACATTTGACGAATCGTATTTAGTCGCCAAGGCTGTTTTATCGGCTTTTGCAAGCAGAGCGTTGTAAACTGCTCCGCTTGTCAGATAACACGGACTTTCCTGCTTTGGTTCACTGTCAAACGGCATTTTGTTAAGCTTTTGTTCAAGCTTTGTTTTTATTTGACTCTGCGTGTATGCGTCCGTGATACCATAGCCGTCAATGGTAGTCGCTTTGTCAGCCTTTGTAGCAAGAGCCGTGTCAACATCAGCGGTATCTGCCTTGTTCGCAATGCTGTTGACCGCTGATGTTAAGTCGGCCGAGAGCTTGTTCTGCGTTACCGCTCCGTCTTCAATAATAGCCGTTGTAACCGCTCCGTCTGCAAGATTAAAAGTAGAAATGACTCCCTCGTCATCAACGATAAGGTCATTTAAACGCTGGTCAAGATTGTCATAGCTTCCTCTTGCTGTGGCTATTTCAGACTTCACGGCTTCAAGGCTTGCTTCCTCAGCGGTGAAGCGTGTGTTCAGGTCGGCTGAATCACCTCTTGCCGTGGCTATTTCGGTTTCAAGTGCAATTGCTCCGTCTGTTGCCCGTTCAATCCCCTCGTCCATATGGTTGAGGTTGTCGGCATTGAGAGCAGGAGCAGAGCCGTTCACAAAGCCGATTTTATTGTATTTGTTCATTCTCTTTTATTTCCTTTCCTAATCGCTTTTCACCCTTTGATGTGAGGGTAGTTATAAATCCGTCCATTTTCTTATTGAACACAAATGTTTCGATTGTCGGCAAATCCTTAAACGGAGTTTTAATTGTGTACTTATCGCCTGCCTCAAGCCACCAATACGAAAACAGCTTAATTTTTGTCGGGCGGTATTTATATACACTGCCAAAAAAATTAGCAGAATTATATTTAGCACCGATATCACTTGCTGTTGTTCTGCACCTCATCAAAATATTATCGGAAACATACCACGAAAAATCGTTACTGCTGCCATACAAATATGTTTTTTTATCGGCAAACTTAGCACTGTACATACGGATAGGTTCAAGTTCGTAATCCTCAAAAGACAGGTCCTTGTATGAATCAACGGTATCTGCCGACTGTTTGCCGTAGAGCGATAAAAATTCAAGATTCCCGTATTTAGGGTCAATCATCGCAAAACACAAGGATAATTCCGCATAAGCCTGAATTAAATCCGATAGGGAAATATTCTTTATAACCTTTTCCACGCAGGCATCATCAAAATTAAGAGGCAAACTTAAAATATCAAGTTTTGGCAAGTATGAAACAGCCTCCACACCGTAATCTTCCCACTTATCATAAAGGGCGCTGTATAAATGCTTAAAAGTTTCGTCTTTTGCATAGTGAGCATAACCATAACCAAAACTGCCGTCCTCGTTCTCTTTGCCTGCAAACCACAAAGACACATCCACCTTTGACATATCATAAAAAGCGTCATATGCCGTGATTTTCGTGATGTTGCGGTTCTTCTTATCACGCTGAGCGGACTGTACTTTTCCGTAGAAAATCGGACATTCAACCGTTCCCGTTTCAGCAGGCAATATAAGTGTCTTTGACGGGTACAGGTCATCTGACGGATACAGCTCCGATTCAAGATATGTTGCCGTTATGATGACCTGTACCGTCTTTCCTATCAAAGCCGAGCAATCATAATCAATGAGTTTCACGCTCATTTCAGAGGCTATGCAACCGCCGAATTTCAATTCTTTTTCAACGATTTCATTTTCAAGCGAAAAACTGTCAAGCACGATACTTTCGCCGGTTATATCCTCAAAACTGCCGTCAGGAGAGTGCAGAGTAACGGTGTTATAAAGTGTGTTTGTTTTCAGCTTATCAGCAATTTCTTTAGATACAAGCATTTTTAAGAATCACCCCTTAATACTCAATCAGCTCAACCGTAATCGGCTGATAGGTTATATCACTTTTTTCGGCATTCATTACGGTATATTCAATATCGGGAATATAAAAATAAGAGGTGTAATAGCTGTTCGTTTCATCGTTCCAATAAGTTACCCTGCATTTCCTCTGTAACTTATTCGTCATTGAGAGGTTGATAATCGACTGAAAATCAATCTTTTCGTTAAGATGAAGAATGCGAGTTGAAAACGAAATTTTTGTTTTGTAATTTGGCAGCGTTGCCCTTTGAAGTGTACCTATCTGATCTCGTTCCGCAGAAGTTTCAAGTCGCTGATTCGGAGTTGATGAAAATGCGGTAATGTACTTATTTGGCATGATGTTGTTGCCGAATTTAAGCAAATAGCCATTATAATTTGACATATCATTCCCCCTTTATGAAAATGCGGATTTACCGTTGTGTCTGCGTCTGTAAAGCTCATCCTGCCTTATCATTTCTTCAAAAAGCGTTGAACCCTCAAGTTCTGCCGTAAACAAATAAGTGTTGCCGCCGTTATTGCGGAAGATAATGAACATTTCATAAATGCGTTTAAGCAGGTCAAGAATTTGTGTGAGAATCACTGTATCCTGACCGCCCGAATTGTCGAGCATACCCTGTAACTTGTTAAGGGGGGAAATAACCTCAGGGTTACCGCTGTTAGCGCCTGCGTTATCGCCGACAATCGCAAGTGTCGGAGCTTTAACGATACCGCCTTTTGCAAATTTTCGTGCCGGTGATTCTGTGGGTTCTTCAAATCTCGGAATGAGAGGCGGATTTTCAGGCATTGAAAAGCTCCAATCCTGTCCGATGACAGAACCGATTGCCCCTGCAATTCCGCCGATTGCATTGATAACACCGGAAACGAAGTTGTAAATGCCCGTCCACAAGCCGTTAATACCGTCAATGATAGCATTTACAATAAATTTAAACACGGCGCAAATGCCGTCCCAAATGCCTTTGAAGAAGTCGTAGATACCCTGCCAAGCTTTTTTCCAATCTCCCGAAAAAACACCTGTGATAAAGTCAATAAGACCGCCGAATGTTTTCTGAATGGAAGTAACCAATTCACCGATAAATGTAAACACATTATCAAACACTCTTTTTACGGCATTGAAAACATTCTGAAATATAGGTCCCCAAAAACTGACAAGCCAGTTTACAAACGGTGACAGGAAGTTATTCCACACGGTCGAAACACAGTCTGCAACCTTGCCGAAGAAATTTATTGCACCCTCAAAAACAGGCTTCAGCCAGTTTTCCCAAGCTGACTTTACGATTGCTACGATAAAATCCCACGCAGGCTTAATCCATTGATTGTAAACATTCATCAGGGTTGTGCCGATATTGGTAAACATATTGCAGACATTCTGAAAAATCTGCTGTCCGCTGCCGTTCCACCATTTGCTGATAACTGTTCCGATATCTCCGAAAATCTGACCGACAAGATTAAAAACATCTGCAAACTGCAATTGTAAATTTTCAAGAAATTTTATGATTGTTGCACCGTCATTTTCAGTCCATTCAACAAAGCTTTCGGTTGCGATTGAAAACGCACCCGAAACAACTTCGCCGACTGAACCCGCAAAGGTTGTAAGACCGCTTAAAAGATTGGAAATTGATTCTTCCATTTGAGGGCGAACATTGTCAATTGCATTACCTGCAAGTGTACCGAAATTATCAAAAAAGATTGAAAGATTGTTATAGCCGTTTGTAAGATTGTTGCCTATGGTGTCGATAAAGCCGATAATCTTTTCCCTGTCTTTTGAGATCCACTTAGCAACACCGCCTGAAATGGTCTGAAACGACTTTCCGCCGATTGTCGCAACCGCTCCGAATGCAGAGCCGATTGCCCCGAGTTTTGCAGAACCGACCTTTTGCATTGTGCCGAATGCCTTTTGAACTATGGGAACAGCATTATCAAAAACAGTCTTGCAGTTCTTGCCTATAGCTGACCAATCAACCTTGTTAATACCTTTCTGTACATTCTCGACAAAGCCTTTGAATCCGCTTTTTTCGTATAGATTTTTGAATGCCCCCGAAAGGTTTTTGCTTGTGTCCTTAACAACATTCTTTGCAACAGCTCCGCCCGATGAACCGCCTGAAGAGCTTTTTGATGATGAGGTGTCTGACTTTGAAGATGAGCTGTCAGAGCTTGAAAGCACATTCAGCTTATCAAAGCCCGCAACACTTCTCTTTGCTTTTTCGGAACTTTTCTGAACATTATCAAGTGACTTTGAACTGTCATCTGCCGTATCCGTAAGGCTTTTGGCAGAATCGGACGCAGATTTGATATTGCTTGCGGTGTTGTTGCCTGTATCCCAGCCGAAGACCTTTGAAAGCGATTCAACCGCACCTTTGGCATATTCCGTTAAAGTCGCAAGTGCGGAACTCAACCGCTTTACAACCTGAGTTGCCACCTGAAGAATAGGCTGACCGACTACGGCAAGGAGCTGTTTCCAACTTTCTCTGAGGTTGCCCGTTACATTCTCCCAACCGTCTGCTTCACGGCTTGCCTGTCCCATAGCACCCGAAAGCTGATTAGCGTCCTTAACCATTTGCAAAAGCGTGAGCTGTTTCTGCGATTCCGACAAATCCGTAAATGACTTGCCATACAACTTATTAGCCGCCGCATTTCGTGTGGTTTCAGTACAGGACAAACCGAGTGCGGCGTCATTTTCAAAGTTACCTTTGAGGAATGATTTCAGGCTTTCTGCGGTGTCTTCAAGCGAACGGTCGTAATATGCGGCACTGTCGGCTGTTACCTGTAAAGCCTCCTGCATCATTCCCAAAGCACTTGAACTGTCCATACCCGTAGTTTTTGCAAAGGCATAAATGCTTGTGCCGACACCCTGTAATCGGGTTTCAAGAATACCGCTCTGATCGGCAACGCTCTGAATGGCTGATTCTGCCTGCGACTGCATTGTGCCGAATGTCTGCTCAAACTGTGAATTTGCCGCATTGACTTCCGCAGCCGATTCAATGCACTGCTGACCGAACTCCTTGATTTTGGCAACGGAAAAGGCGGCAACCACAGCCGCACCGATTTTCTTAAACGAAGATGAAACCGAATTGCTTAACTGCTCACCGCTGCCTTCGATATTTGAAAACTCTTTCTCGGTTTTCTGAGAAACACCCTCCGCAACCTTAGAAAAGGATTGTTTCATATCCGTGCTTACATTTTCAAAATCTTTTGAAAGACTTGAAAATGCCGAATCAAACTTTTTTGTAATTGAATCGGAAATCTTATGCAATGTTTTGGAAATATCATTACCCGTAAGCCTGACATCAAGCTCAATTTCACCCGCCTTTGTCGCCATATTCACCACTTCCTTTCATTTTAGATTTTTTAAAAACAGGCATAAAAACAGCGCACACCGTTATGATGTACGCTTAAAAAAATTGCAGAAGAATAGCCACCCCGTTTGGAGTGGCTTTTTGTTTTATTTGTTGAGTTCGTAGTATTTGATGTCGATTTTCGGAAGTGACACATTGTTGCCCATTACGGTTTCATATGTATAGTCGCCGTCACAAGTTCCCCAGAATGTGATTACATCATCTTCAAGGAGTTTGTCCGCACCGTCAGGAATTTCTACAGTTGCGTAGATTGTATCAGTCCACAATGGTTCATCAAGATACTCATTTTCTTCTTTGGTTATATTGATTCTCAGGTCAACCGAATCGCCCCAGCCTTCCTGAACCTGAATAATCTTACCTTCAAACTTGTAGTCATTACCTTTGTACTTGTCAGGGTTTCTTGAAAGAGTTTTAAAGTCGATTGTTTTGCAACCGTCTTTAAATTCTTTTTCAACCTTCTTCGGGTCTTTAGTAGGCTTTTCTGTTGCAACTTCTTTTGTGGTCGGTGCTTCTGTCGCTTTTTCAGTTGCTTTTTCAGTTGCTTTTTCTGAACTCTGATTTGCAACAGTAGTTTCCTGCTTTGATTTGTTTGAGCTGCTGTTACCGTTAATTGCACCGTTTACACCGCCAACAATCATAATAGCAACAACGATAATAACCCAAAAATACCAACGCTTGTAAATTTTTTTCTTTGCATTTGCAGGATTTACGGTTGCCGAGGTTGAATCGTTTCCGCCAAAGCCTGCACCGCACTTGTCGCAAAATTTTGCATCGTCCTTTAATTCGTTTCCGCAATGTGGACATTTCATAAACATACACTCTCCTTAATAAATTTGTTAGTGTATGTTACATTTTATCACTATATATTAACATTGTCAAGAATTTTGTAGATACAGCGAAAATTATGTACAAATTTACAGATTAGCGAAGAAGTTTTGAAATTCTGCAAGAACGGTGTTCATATCTTCGTCTGAATAGTGCTTTACATTTCTTGACCGCCATTTGTTGCGGATTTTATGCTGTGACGAAGTAAAGTTTTTCAAGACCTCTTTGTCGGTTTCAAGGCGAATTTGAACCGTTCTTGCAAGCGGTGTTTCGGGTCCTAAGCCTTGCAGAAGTGAGCAGAACTCATTCCAACTCATTTTAGCAAAATCCTTTGAATAAATGCTGACCCCGTACTCCGAGCGAAAGCTCGACACGATTAAATCAAAGTCATCAATCAGGTCGTAGCCGGGGTCTGAACTTCCCCCTCATCAGTCAAATCGCCCTGTACAATTTTGGCAGATTCGCTGATAAGGGTGCTGAAATCGTGAATATTCAGCTGTAGCTTTTCAATCTTTTCCCTTTCGGATTCATCAAAAAGAAGATGATACATTTTGATAACATCTTTGTTCTTACCGTTGCCGTCCTCAAAAATTGCCGCAAGTTTGAGAATTGAAACTGCGTCATTGTTGATTGCAAGGTCAACATTTTTAACTCTGACACTCGGCTTTTCCTCAAAATTAAGTTTGTCTGTAATATCAATTAACTTTGACATAATCGTTCATTCCTTTCGTTTTTTAAGCGGCTGCTGTATATACGGGTTTGCCGTTTGACATAACTTCAAATTCAAGCGGAGCAACACCCGTACTTGCACCTGCGCCGTTTGATGTAACGGATACAACTGCATTTTTAAAGAGGACGGTTGCACCGTTGGGGAAGGTCCACATAAACGAAACCTCTGTCTTTCTGCCGTTTTCAAATGCAAGGGCGGCAATCTGGTCATTGCCTGCGTCACCGATTGTACGCTTGCCCTTTACCGAAATTGTGATTGACTTAGCAGTCATAAGCCTTGACTTCCAGCCCTCGTTTTCAAAGGCTGTCCATTCCTCAACACCGTTGTCAAACGCAACGGAAAATTCTTCGCAGTTAGCAATATTTGTCGTGGCGGATTCTGTTCCTGCCTTGCCAACCGCAAACTGATTTTCGTAGCACGGGAATACTCCCGATTCAACTTTTGCCATAAAATTACTTCCTTTCGTAATAAAATTTAACTTCAATGACCTGCTCATACACACCCTTGTCGTCTGTTCCCACATCAACGGGTTCTTCCGTGAGCAGTTCGATTATATAGATTTTGTGTTCCTTAATTTCAACATTTTTAATGCCGTAAAGCGTTTCGTAAAGTCTGCGTGCAAACTCCTCGGTTTCTCTTGCGTTGTCGGTGTAATGGATAAGCAAAGACACGCTTATTGTATCGTAGGTACTTTCACCGCCGATTGCCCTTGTGGGTGTTCCCGACTGCTTTAATGAATACACACCGATTGACCTGTCCTGCTTGTTGTCAAGCTTGCCGATGTAATAATGCTCGGCTGAGGTAACGCTTTTGAGCCAATCTCTGATGTCCGATAAGTAAATCAAAGTCCTGTATTTCTCCTATATATTTTAGTGAATGTTTGACTGCAAAAATTCTGCCGTGTACCGCCCTCAAGCCACTGTGCAAACCATTTACCGCCGGCGGCAATGTTTTCCTTACGGCTGAAATTATACTCGGGATGAAAATACAACCGCCTTGCATACGGAGTGCTTGACACAATTTTAACTACCCCATTTGCACTTTGTGAATAATCAACAGCGGTACTATCGTTTTGAAGTATGCTTGTATCAAACGGCATTACCTGCGTGTTTTTCACCTGTGTAAGAAGTGCGTCACCTGTCTGTTCAAGAGCCTGTTGCTTTGCCTTGTCAAGCTGTTTTACAACAGGCATATTGAGTTTGATTTTTGATGATACCGAAAATCCCATTAAATCACATCCAATTCCGTAAAATTAACTTTGCCGTCGGGGTTGCGGTGTTTTGTACCCTGTACGATGTTTCGTTTTACGCCGTCAAGGATTACAAAGCCACCGCTTAAATTTGGGCTGTCGGGGACAATATCGCCGTCAAAAAGCAAGACAGCCGACACCTGAACAATTTTCTGCTCTTTGGTATAGACCGTCTTTGCCTTTGACTGCATATTACACAAGGCAGAGCCACCGTGCAGGGTTGCTGACGGGTACAAGCTGTCGGAGGGATACAGATTTTTGCATTCAAACACGGTCAGGGGTGCTCCGTCTTCTGTAACACCCTCACCGTAGATTGTGACCTCGACAGGAGTTTTGCAGAACTGCTTTTTTACAAGTGACGGAAATTTCACGGTTTTCACGCACCTTTCAGATTGCAGGATAACAAAGTCCTGTTGATTTTAGCAACGCATAGAGGTCGGCAGGAATTGCCACTCCGCTGATACACATTAAATTCCAGCTTGCACCAAATTCCATTGATGTGCCGTTGATTGAATAGCTTTTCAGATAGGAAGAAATCATATCGGCATTTTCTTCTTCAAAAGCAGTAAGTCTGCTATGCACTCTGCCGATGATTCTCTTCTGCATTTCCGAAAGTTTTTCAAAATCAATGCGGTTAAAAGTCAGAACATCAATGTGTTCGGCAGAGATAATGCTGTTTTCATCTCCGCCCTGCTGTTCAATGTAATCGGCATACATTACGCAACCGCCGTTGTGTCAACATCGGCATAAATGCTGTCAATTTTGCCGTCCTTGCCGTTCGGGAATACGAATGTATCGGAAAGCGAACGGTTCTGATAGAGCCAGCCGTCACCCTCTGTGTGTGAGCCGGGAGCAAAGAAGTAAATGCTTGAAATCTTCGGAACAGTCTTGCAGGTTTCACCGCAGGCAACAAGAACATTGATTTTGTGAGCACCTGTTGCAGGCTCAAAACCGCCGTCATCTGGGTTAAAGTTGAAGTTATCGTAGAAACGCTCATCGTCAATAACCTCGATGATAGGGCAACCGTCAATCTCGGTCACTCTTGTTTCAATGCCGATACCGCCCTCTGCAATCTGTGTAAGCTCAATCTTACGAGTGAACTCCGTTGACTGTTCAAGGCAGTCCATAATGTGAGATGTCACATAGGCAACAAGTGTGCCTCTTGCCTTGTATCTGCGGAGCTTGCCGGCAGAAAGAATTGTTTTGAGCTTTGAATAAGCGTTCTCCTTAGTCCACTCCGATGTCTTTGTTGAAGAATGATATCCGTCTGTTGCCTGCGCCTTTGCGGCAACCTTTGAGAAGAAAAGTGCGTCTGTTTCGGGAGCAACCTGTGTCTGCTCAAACACCTTTGAAATATTCTCAACCTTTGCGGTTGCGTTAGTTTCATCAACATCTGCCTTGTCAACGAGGAACTCAATATCACGGTCGTGTTCGCAGGTGAACGGAACATCGGTCTGAACATACTTGCCCTTGTTCCAACCGCCGTTGCGATTGTGGTTCTTAAAGCCTGATGTACTCATCTGTGTGAAGTGGAATGTTCTTGCGCCAACCCACTTTACATTTGAAGTGATGAACGGTGATGTGAGTGTGCCCTGAACGAGAATTTCAAGCAGATCAGGGCTGAACTGCTCGGCATAGTTATTTGTGTTTGCCATGATTTTTCAATCCTTTCTTTGGTTAAATATTAAATCTGTTCCATTTTTTGGTAGGAACATTTGCCTTTGGTTTTGTACCGTCCGATGTACCGTTGCCGTCACCGCCGATTTTCTTAACTCCTGTGCCGTTCTCGGCAGGTTTGCCCTTGAGTGCGGGGATATCGTCAAGCACCTTTTTAACAGCCTCTGTCAGCTTTTCTGCATTGACCTTGCCGTCTGTCACAGCCTTTGAAAAGTCTGCAATTTTAAGCACATACGGAACGGTTGCAATGTCAACGCCCTGTTTTACGGCTTCGAGGGTTGCCGATTGGTTGACTTCTGCCGTGAGCTTTGCGTTGTTTGCAGATTCAACTTCCGACTGCATTTTTGCAAAGTCGGGAGTGTTCTTGGCTTTCTGCTTTTTAAAAGCACCGATAGCCTCTTTCATCTCATCGGCTGACAATCCCTGCTCCTTAAAATATGACTTCAAAACGGTATCCTCTGTCACGCTCTGTTTGCCTGTAATAAGGCTTGCGAGCTTGTCGTAATCAAAGACAGGAGCGTTTCCCTGTGGAGTTCCCTGCGGTGCAGGTGTCGGTTCATTGGGGGTTGGTGTTGGATTTGGTTCTGCCATTTTTTCATATCCTTTCAGTTTTTCGGGTGTCTCCCGTAATCAGTTTATAGAGTGTCTCTCTGTTTCAGTTTTGCACGGTGTCTCCCGTAGTTTAATGTCTTCGGACAATAAAAAAGCACCTTACATATTCGTAAAGTGCTTAATCCGCTTTTTCTGTTTTTTCTGTTTTAACTGCTTTGGCTCTCGGCTTTTTGGAAGCGTCAGACTTGACCTCTTCTGCAAAACCGCCGTCAATGAGTTCCTTTGCTCTCTGCTCGGAGCATTCAAAAACTTCATTCACAGGTCGGGTTACATAGCCGTTCTGCCTGTCATTAAATGCTGTTGTTACTCTGATTTTCATTCTGTCACCACCTTTCTAAGCCGGTCAAAATCGACGGGTTTAAATGCAAAAAAAAGCACCCTATAATCAACATTGCTGTCGGTTATAAAATGCTCAATTCGTAATTTTATGCTGTTTTTGTGAATTGCATATAACAAAACCGCCCTTTTTACGGAGCGGTTAAGATTTATGCTGTTTCTCTTTGTGTTCGTTTTATCTTCTCGTTTTTCACAATCACAATTTCTGATTCAAGTCTTTCTATTTCGGCATCTATTTCTTCATTTGTCATATTTTTTATTTCATCAGGAATAATAATTCTATCATCAATAAAATACTTCTTATCAGCCATTATAAGACACCTCCCAAAAATTAATATCAAATGACTGTGATAATTTTTTAATAGTTTTTACTTGGGCTTCCATTTCAGAAAAACCGCCATTCATATATTTTTGAATGTACAAATTATAAAGCTTTGGGTTAATCATTTCATTGGAGTGATACCCGTAAAGTACGCCATTGTGACAAGCCACAAAACATTTAGCATATCCGTTATTAGCACAGGAATTAAAGTCTTCAATGCTTGGTGGCATACTACTTGGGTGTGTATGAATTGTTACAACATTATTATTTGTCTGAATACATTTCTTTATTCTATCGGTATATGTTATTGTTCGTTCATCAGCACTGTCGGTTACAGATAACATAACTCTTCCTGTTTCACCGTCAATCCAATACATATCCTCAAAAGCCGTTCCGCTTCTGTGTTTTAATGCTTTTTTAGCACAATCGTAAAGTGACTTGTTGACTTCTTTATTATCAGTAGCACTATCATACTTGCGTTTATATTCGCCGCTGTCAACATAAGTTTTATTAACAAGCGTACTTTTATTGCGTCCATAACGCTGATTTTCAAGAGCCACAACATCACTTCCTGATTTCATTATAACAGTTTTTTTAGATTTTGCAACAGCTTCACTTGAAATCTTGTTGACACTCCCTGCTTTTTTCACCTTTTCTTCAAGCGTATTCGCCCTATCGTGCCACTCATCGGCTCGGGTTTGGGCAATGCGTTTATTGTCCTCATCAAGGCTGTATTCGGCACGGCGGTCAAAGCGTTCTGCCTGACGCTGTGCATACTGCTGTTTTTCCTCAATTCCTCGCTGACAGTCAAGCTCTTTGATTTCATCTTCAGACAACGGTGCGTCCAAATCATCAAGTTCGGGATAATATGTACTTGTGCTGTCCTTACATCTCGGATGAAACAAACCGTTCTTGATTGCGGTTGAGAGGAGCGGATAGTTTCCGTCTGACTTTTTGCCGTTTGAATAAACATCATCAATAAACACCTTGCCGATATATTTTGCACAATCGGGGCAACCGCCCTGTCTTGAGTTCACAACAACAAGGGATACTCCACATTCGGCTCGCTTTTCGCCCTCACCACGCAGATAGGCTCTTTTGTTGGCTGTTTTAACCGCCATATCCGCATAATCGGAGAGCGTATGCCTTGCACCGTTCTTGTATTCCACACAATTAAGACCTGCGTTGAGCATATCTTTGCAAGCTATATCAACGGCTTTTTCGTATGTAACCGCACCCGTGTTCATTGCAACCTGTGCGTTAAAAATCGCCTTGCGGTACTTGTCGTTGCTCATACGCAAAACTGCCGTTTCTGCCCTCTTTAAATCGTCTGTGGTTGATTTTATGAGTGCGTCAAGTTTACGGTCATTCACCTTAAAAAACTCGGCTGTGCTGTGTTCTGACGGCTTTTTCGGGGCTTTGAATCCGTCCTTGACAGCTTCAAGAATTTCTGCCTCCTGACTTGCGTTTCCGTCAGCTTTGGCGGTGCGAATCATCTCTTCAACCTTGCTGTTAATGGTTTTGAAACGCTTGCCGAATTTCTTTGCGTTGTGCTTACGGTACTCTTCAAGACTTTTGAGCTGTTCTGCCTGCCATTGTGTCCAGTTGTAACCCTCTTTGGTTTCTTCGGCTCTGTGACGGCTGAAATTGCGCATCATGCTGTCGATAAGCTCATTTTCAATTCTCTCAAAAGCCTCTTTAATGTTGTAATCACTCATTGCTTACCCATTTGCTGTCATCGTCCTGATTTGCGATATCTTCGGGTTTATCGGGTTCATTGCCCGTGTCGGTAAGGTCCACATCGTCAAGCTCCGATTTTTCTTCCTCGCCTTCAATGCCCTGTTCTTCCTTAATTCTCTGCACCTCTTCGGCTTTCCAATCCTCCGACTTGCTGTCGCCGTAAAGCTCGTCAACCGAGGTTTCAACTGACATCAAACCGCCCTGTCTTGCTTTTGACACGGTTTCAACCTGACTTTCAAAGCTCGGATTTGCATATTCGCCGAAGTTTACGGATACTTCCAAGCCCTCAACAATACCCTTGCCGTTGAGTTCACCGTCTGCATTGAGTACAACTGCAACAAGGCTTTGAAGTGCGTTCTGCGTAATTTTCACAAGGTTCTGCCTTGTGTAAAGGGTTGTCTTTTCCTTTTCGCGCTGAGCGTCTGCATTATCAAGTTTCTTCGTATCAATGCCGAGAGTTGACGGCGATATAATACCCTGTAAGCAGAGGTCGAGGGCAGTAATGTATGAACTTAAATAGCTTTCGTGCTGAATCTGCGGACTTTCGGTGTAAATCCTGTTGCCGTTGCCGTTTTCAGACATATCGTTGCCCACGGTGATAAATCGGTTGTCAAACGGATTTGGCGATATCGGCTGACAGGTTTCGGGATTTCTCGGAACAAGGCAATCAGGCACATACTGCTTTGTTCGGCAGGCTCTGAGTGCGTCCATCCACTGTGACCACACTTCATCAAGGCTGTCGAAAGCGTCTGTTTTTATGCCGATAATGCCCGCACCTCTGCCCTTGTGGCACGATTTGCCGTAAAGGACAGGTACAGCCCACATATATGATTCGTCAAATGTAACGCCCTTTGAATCAATCCACGAAAGAGCGTCAACCGTGTGCAGGTCAATCTCTTTGCCGTTGTCATCATACAAAGCATAGTGAATATAGCCGTAACCGTATGTTTCTTCAAAGCGGTAACGGCGGTGTTTTTGCGTATAATCGGTGTAAAACTTAACCTCTCGGATTCTGCCACGCACATATGTAAAGTCGATGTTTTCGGCAGGATACCATTCAACAATCGGAACATCTGATACAGCCGTGTCAAAGCTGACCTTAAAAGCACCGTCACCGACAACACATAGGTCACGGAGCATTTGCTTAACCGTGTCGGATAGCTTGTTCTGCTTTTCAATGTCTTCCCAACGCTCTGCATAAGCGGTTGAATTTTTACTTGTAACATCTGTGCCGTTGTAGTCGGCAATTACGATATTCACAAGCGTTTCGCAGATGAGTGCCGGCAAGCCCGTATGTATTTTACGGATTTCAAGCCCCTTTGTGCTTTTTGCCGCCCAAAACATAGTTTTGTTTGTGTCAATCTGCTTGTACAGCTCCGCAAGCTGTCTGCTGTTGCCCCAATACCAAATGCGATTGATAAAGCACTCGGTCAGATGATTGCTTGTTTCGGTAACGGTAATTGTTTTGTCGCTTGCAGGAGTAATCTGCAAAAAGTTTTTAATTCCCGATCTGATAGATTCAGCCATTCTGTTAATCAGCCCCATTTATTTCACTTCCAATAATATTTTTAAACGGCAGCCACGCATATTGACCGCTGTTAATGCAATGGTCGTGACCGTCCTCGGGTGTGTTGTCTTTATCCTCTCGCCAGCTGTAAATTTCAAACTCGGCAATCGTGTTTTTACAATGTTCAAGCACAAAATAACAGTCGGTGGCAAGCCAGCCGAGTACAAGATTGATTCGGTCGATAATCTTCGTTTTCTTCCATGCATTTGCAAAGTCATAGACACAGCCGTGCTGTCGCTTATACTTTTGAAATTCGGTAATAGTCGCTTGGTCGGCGCTGTCAATAAAAGCCGTGCGTGCAAAGCCCCATTCATCACGGTTGCGGTCAAGAAAATCAATAAAATTCTTCACCGTGTCACTCGGGGCAATAGGCGTTTGCATTTCAGCGTTGTTATAAACTCTTTCATCAAGCTGAACACACTTGCCGTGATTGGTAATGCCGTAAAATGTCATTGCGATAGTGTCAGGCGACTTCTGCGAATAGGCGGTATCAAGACCTGCGGTGAACTGAACAAAGTGTTCCGACTTGCGGTTACAGTTCAAAAACTTTCCTGCCCACTCTTTTGATTTGATATGTCTTGCCCTCTCAAAATTCGGGAACACAAGACCTGTTGCTCTGCCTCGCAAACCTAAGATTTTATTTTTATAGAGCTTTGTACCTTTCGGTGCAGAGTTCTTTTTCTTTTCAATCTGTTCGGGCGTAAGACTTAAATTGTCGGTAAAAGAAAAGAACCAATACCGCCAATTCGGTACAGGTTCTTCGGTAAGCTCCGCCGTAATCTCGAGAGGAACATCGTTTTCATATTTTTTAAAAGGACGGGAGCGATTGACAAACTCCTTATACACAGGCAGGCTCGGATCATCGGGATTCAGCGTTGCAAGCATATAGTCATTACGGGTTGACATCTCTCGGATAAACTCGATATCAGCGGTGTTGATTTCGTCAATATAAACGCACCCAAACTGCGCACCGAGAACCATTTCCCACTTATCCCGACTGCTGTAACCGAGAATATAGATAATTTTGTCCTCAAACTTGATATGTGGCAGCTTGTAATCCTTGTCGCCGTTACCACAATAGACAGCGTTGCGGTGCAAGTCAAGAATACCGTTGTCCTGTTGAATAATGGTTTCTTCGGCTTTACCAGTTGTCTTGGCGGCAATTGCGTGAAGCTTCTTCGGCGACTGCGACACCATTCGCATAAACTTTACGCCTGCCCCGACTGTTGTTTTTCCCGAGGCTGTCGTGCCTTCAAGAAATTCAGCTGACACATTTGTTGTGTTGATAAAGTCGATATACTTTTGTGACAGCGGAAATTTGTTACTCACTCAGTCCCTCACCACCCAACTGTCTGAACACATCGGATAGCTTTTCGGACTGCTCAACCTTTGCGTCAACATTAAGTTTATCCTTGAAAAGGCTATATACTTTACCTAACAACTCGGCCGCTTTGTTTGCGTCGGATATTCTTGTTGGTATCGTTACTATCTCCGGCACTTCGCTTTTAATTGTATGTTTTCGTATTGTACCATTTTCATCAGGTTTGTATGTTGACTCTTCCTGACTGACTGTTACAACAACGCTTTCTTTCTTTTCACGTCTCATAACTGCAGTAAGGTATTTCAGAACCTCATCTTGCTGAGCAATTAGTTTTGATTCTTTTTCAGATAATCTTTTGTCTATATACTCCCTTATGTTGGGTTTTGCCAAGTTTTCACTTGCTATATTATTTGCGTTCTTTTTTGAATATCCTGCCCTTATTGCGGCTTGTGTTGCATTAAGGTCAACTAAATATTCATCGCAAAATCTTTGTTGCTTAGCTGTTAGCATAGCCATAATACAACACCGCCTTTCACACTAACACAAAACCGCCCACAGCTGAAACTATGAGCGGTCTGTGCAATTTATTTTAGGAGGACATAAATGCCTATGTCGTTTTGTTGCTTTCTTCAGTTTACATTATACCGCACCTAAAACGGAAAAACGGACAAATTTACCAATGGTGGTGGTTGCACATTTTTCTTATGTTGTCGGGGGTATTGATTCCGCCTGTATCGACTGCAATCTTCGCCCAGCTGTATTTTAAGCCGAGGTGCATAAACAGGCAATTCTCCACAAAGTCTTCACGGGAGAGGCTGTTCAGGGCTGAATTTCGGCGAATTTCAAGGTTCTGAATATCCCTTTGAATATCTGCAATCTGCACCACCGCATTGCCCACCTTGTCGGATGTCTGCCCTGACGGAACAATTCGTTCGCCCAGCGTCACCGCCGTGTTGTCCGCCTCAGCCTTAATCCGTGCCATTTTCGCCCTGAGCCGTGAAATCTCTCTGTTAATGTCCTTAATCTCTCTCGCTGTCAATCCATATCTACCTCACTTTCAAGCCAATGTTTTGTGCAGTCAGTACAATTGTTATTAAATTCTTTACCTTTTGAACAACCCACACACGGTGTTCCATAGGGACAATCGAAAAAGAACATTCGACTACGAGCCATTTCGTCAATTGACATCTGTTTGATTTTTTCAAAGTTTGTCATTCTTAACTTTTCGCAGCAACTGATTCTCCGGATGTGTGATACTCTGAATGCGGTATTTTTAACTACTTTATTATTTACATCAATGCAAAAATAAAAATTAACCGGTACTGATAAATTAGGGTCGTTTTCAAAGGCTTTTTCACCCGTCTTATGTAAAGTACCCTCAATTACAGTGTTATCCAAAAGAGTAATTGTCACACATCTGCCTAAATACCTTTCAAGTTCATTTCTTGTCATTGCTTTCACTCCTTATCCATTTTGGCTCCGCAGTAAGGGCAATATGGATACAAATCAATGTCCTCGTAAAAAGTGAGAAAGTTGCCACACTCAGAACATAAATAATTTGCATAACCGACACCCTCGCTGTCGTATTCCCACTTTCCGTGCCTGATTTCTTCCGTTTCACACACCGTAGCATTATTGGGGTTACTACCGTCAACTTCGATAATACGCTTAACTGTTTCGGCATTTCGTTTTGAATTAAAGTATATCGTGTTTACACTACCGTCTGCGAACGGTATATCCAAAGCATAATCACCGAATACCTCACGGATTTTTAATTCTTTTTCAATCATTGTTTTTCACGCTCCTTTAACGCTTTTCTGCGATCGTACTGTCATCTCTCCTGTTCCAAGCCTTAACGGCTTGTTTCCGTGCTAAGTCATAGCCATTTTTTTCAAATCTGCATGTTGCAAAATTTATCCTTGATACACCAACAACGCTTGCGGAACAATTTTTACAAATTACTAATGCTTCAAAAGTTCCAAATGTTGTAGGGTTACCATCTTTCAAGAACGCTTCCCCACCACAAAACGGACAAGGCTTAATTTTCAGTTCAGGCATTTTCTTCACCGTCCTCAATAGAAGGTTTAAGTTCTAATTCAGACATTTTCTTCATCTCCTAAAAGTTCAGGATTATCGTAGATATTGCCGATTACTTCAATTTGTTTCAAATCTTGATAATATCCAAACGATAAGGTTTCAAGTGTTGAATACACAAGACCAAAATACGCTGTTCCGTTTCTTTGTTCAAACACTACGTTATGAACAGTATCACCATATTTTACAATATCCCCCTCAAAAATCTTCGTGCCGTTCTTGTCGGTCAAGCCTGTGTACTGACCGACTGTTTCGGGATCTACCGCAACATACACCGTTGCATCGGGTGTTATACAGCAACCTTGTTTAGTCACAAGCAAAGTGCCCTCTGACCACTTACCGTTAGCTATCGTCTTGCCTCTGAATAAATATTCTCTCATTACTCTTCACCGCCCTCAATAGGCTGATTCCAACACTTAATACAGTTATGGTCTTTTCTGCAATTATCTTTGCTCATAAGCCCTAAACGATAAGGACAAAAATTGGGTGTTCCGTCAACTTCAAGCGGAGCGTTCGGATAATTTTTCAAGAACTCACTCAAATAAGTCCGCTGCGGATGTTCGTCACTCCACCGCTGAACAGCTTCGATTGCCTTTTCGGGATAATACATCTCAAAGTCTGGACACGATAAACCTTCACCGTTGTTATTACTACACAAAGGACAGTTGCTACACTTAATTTCACACAGTCCGTTCTTTGTTCTTTTCGTCATCTTCAACTTTTCGTTGAAGTAGTTTGTAGTTTTCGTACAATCAATCATTTTCTTCGTCTCCTTCAAAATTAACAACTTTTCCATTGTCGGTATAGTCCCGTTTGTCAAATTCAAGTTTCAGCTTGTCGATGACCACACGGTCGATATGTTCCCAAAAGACTTCGTCGGTGTCGGAGTGTTCGACTATCTCGGTCATCGACCTCAAAGCCTTTGCACATCTGTCCCTGCCAAAGCCGAAATCCTTATGCAAGGCAAATACAATCGTCTTAAAAATTCGCCTTGTCAGGTCATTGATTTCTTTGTCCTTGACTTTCTGATATTCCCTGTCTGCAAGGCGGTTAATCTCCGCCATAGCCTCTCTTTTCAGCTTAACGGGTATTCTCGCTTTCAACGCTTTCTCTCCTTTCAAATTCACAGACAAAGCTTGTGCTTACAAGCTTGCAAAACCTGCAATGCTTACAGCAGTAAACGCAGATGTACAAACCTTTTTCAGAGTACGGACATTTCCGTATGCTACATGGATGATATTCGTGTTTACACTTTCGACAAACCTGCAATTTCATAATCAATCACCCAATTGCAGATATTTTTCAATTGTCTGCTTTGCTGATGTACTGCCATAACATACCTTTACGGCGTATCCGCACCGTGAAAGATTCTGCAACCATTTATCCTGATGTTCAGAAGTCTTATTGTTGCCGACTTTAAGCTCAATATATAAGCCGTGATATTTACCTTTTGGCACAGCAAGGCATAAATCCGGAACACCTGCCCTAACTCCTTGCCTTTTAAGATGTGCGGCTTCGGCTTTATCTCTTCTGCCACCATTTGGAACAGCGTACAGCATTGAAAGTTCAGGATGTATTTTCATTTGCACACATTTATCCGCCCATTTAATGAGTTTACATTGCTCCTGTGCTTCAGACATCATTTTCATTTCCTCTCGTAAAACGGTAATTCTTATTTTTATCGGCTTTAATAAAAATTTTCGGATTAGCCATTTCTGAAATTCTACTGCCTAAAGCCTCATCAATCTGCGAAATCTGTTCAAGTGATAATTCAGATGTTATGATAGTCGGCAATCCTTCATTGTATCTGTAATTGATAATCTTAAATGTAGCATTGACATCAGCTGTTGAGACAAAATCGCCCCTGCGAGTTTTAAAGAAATCATCAATGTAAAGAATTTCCGCTTGCTTATATGAATTTATGAGAGCTTCATACACCTCTAAATTACTCGATGCCTGCTTGATTTTGGTAATATCATCCTGCCAAAGCATATATTTAGGTGCTTTGCCTTTTTTGAGTAATGCTCCGACAATAGCCGTACATATATGTGTCTTTCCACAACCGGGCTGACCGCCGAAGAAGAACCAATCAGAGCATTTGTCAATGTACTCATATGCTTTATCTTTCACATATTTCTGCCAATCTGAGGTTGTCTTGTAACTTTCAAAAGTATATCGTTTAAGAAGTTTTTGAAGACCGCTGTTCTGCATTCTGTGAAGTTCATCTCGAATTTTCATACAATCACATTTGCAAGCAACCACATCATATGTAACCTGCCCGAAAGGCGTTTCGCCTGCCTTTACACGGTAAATATAGCCTCGGTTCATACATTTCTCGCACTCATAGCCAATGAGCTTACCGGGTGTTGAGTTAAACACTTTTGCTTCTTGTTCGGCTCTTTCTCTCGGAGTGAGTTCTTTAGAAGACTTTCTCGCCCGTTGGATAATTTCCTCCGCTCGCTGTGGTGACATTATTCTTGACATTATCGCTTGGATTGAATCCATATCCTACACCTCCTCTGTCTTGGACCTTATTAAGCCATTTAGTAATGAACCCTTTAATGCCGGTTCTTGTTTTTCTCCTGCTCGGATTAGCTTCGAGCCACCCCAACATCGAACGCAATTGTTGTTCTACATCAACAACAGGATACAAAATTTTGTAGTGCTGAACATCAGATTTTGAAACTGAATAATTACTCTTATCGTTCAAAGGTAATGTAATAAAAATATTTTCACCGGCGGTGTCGGCTGCATTTGCAGACGGCATCGCATAATAATTATTTCTATTTACTTTACTTTCCTTTACTTTACTTTTCTTTGTGTCATTCTCGGAGAGATTATGTTCATTCTCGGAGAGATTATGCTCATTTTCAGGTATAACTATATAAGCCTTTGTTTCTTCCGTTTTCAAAAGCCAATATAATCTATTTATTGTGCGACCTCGCACGGAGCGTTTTTCGATAGCGTACATATATCGTTCTTGCATCATTTTGTTGGTCAGTATGCTCTCCCTATCAAACAGCCCGTTATCAAACAGCCCAATTCGTAAGCAAAGCTTAACTACCTGATTTACCGTATCTGATTTAATTCCACCGCTCATTCGTTTCGCTATCGTGGCAGCACTGGTTTCTTCTCGCCACTCATAATAGTAACCATTTGTTGCATAAGCTTTGGTACAAATCCAAAAAAATACTCCAAAGCCGTCCCAACCCTGTGCATCAATAAGCACATCAAATCTCTCATCATCATCGAACAAGTGAACATCCCAAGCCGCAAAGTCAAGCCCTCGCTTTGGTTGTCCAGCCATTCACTGTATCACCTCTTTCTTTTTGTATTAAGTTTCAGCTTTGTACAAAGATATTCATCAAGTTCTATACCGTAGATTTTGTACTTATCAAACAGCTCTTTTTCGTGCCGATGTGCTTCATCGTGGTGCTTTCTGCAAAGGCATATAGCTTTTAATCCTATATGTACAATCTGTTCCCTATCTCGCCCCATACCAATTCTGTCAACATGATGAACTTCACCTGGTGCATTGCATATTGCACACTTACGATTTTCAAGACAACTGTACAAGTATCTGCCTATATCATCTGTAACATTAAGCAGAGTATCTCTTGTTCCGATATTTTGGTAGAAACAAAAATCTATCAGATAGCTTATGAAATCTCTTGCTACGCTTTTTTCGCAATCAGACAGCGAAAAGTATTCAATGCCAAATTCACCGCAAAAATTAAACTTGAAATATTCTTTAATCCATTCGGGATTATCTCCGCACCAAAATGCTATATCTCTGATGATTGCGTATATTTTTCTTCGCTGTTCGGCAGAAATCGTGCGTCCGTCAACAATTCTGAGTTCAATTTCATGTACTTGTTTCTGTGCAAGTTCTCTGCCGATACGCTCATGCGGTCTTACTATTAAGTTATATCCGTCATAAGATACTATGTTCGCTGATGTAATCATACTAAGTCCTCGTGTTGGTGCATATAAACGAAGAAACTGTTATTACCCATATTTTGATACAACCATTCATCGCACTTTTCTTTGCTCAAATGTGTACGAAGAACTCTATCTTCGTACACATATTGACCTTTCAATCGTTTATCTTTTATTCGATTAAGTAATTCTGTTTTTGAGTAGTTAGCTTCTACAAGATACAAATCGTAGTTCTTAGCTGTTATATGAGCGATTTCCGATGTATCAGTTGCGTATATAACTTTATATATCCCCTGTTGAGTGTTGAAGTGTAACTTCCAGCCGATATTAGGAACATCATGCCGAAGTGGTACTGCTGAAAAAGTAATATTGCTGATTGAGTACCATTTATCCTGAGCGACTATGAAAGAATTGTTTTGGAAGGAGGTATCACCTAATGAAAAAAGCTTTTTGCAAAGATAATTGGGGTAAATTATCCTAATAAGAGGGTGTTCGGAAAGTAGTCGCTTTAGAGTGGCAACATTGCAATGATCTCCGTGTTGATGAGTTAAGAATACATATTTAACTCGGTCAACCACTTTACACTCAACAAGTTTGCTAAACGGCACTCCGCAGTCAATCAAGACCTGACCGTCAAGAAGAACTGCGTTGCCCTTAGAGCCTGTACTGATTATCTCAACATCCATCTCACTCTGCAAGATCATCGATTGAGAATGCTTCATCGGAATCAATCTGCTGTTCAGATGATTCCGGTAATGGGGCATCTGACGGTACATCTGCGTCAATCATTGTATTCGTTTCATAATCGGGAGTACCGTCGGCATTGATTATATGATTGTCAGCTTCATACGCTGTCTGCATTTCAACACTCATAACGCCCCATTTGCTGATAAGCTGTCTGAGCATTGTTTTCTTAGCCATCGCATCAAAATCCTTTGCCCAAAATGTATAGCTTGTACCCTTCTTGATATCATTTGCATATCCAGCTGAATACTTCATAGCGTGCTGTTTCATCTTATCCTTACTCCAGTAAAGAGCTTTCTCAAAGCCGTTTACATAGCGAAAATAAGCATAATATCCGATTGTTTCAGCTGTTTCACGCTCTGTTTCATCTTCAATCATTTTGATTGTAATTTCTTCTGTGAGCGGATCCCAATTAAGAAGTTCTCCCTCTTTGATTTCCACCACATTAAGTCTTTTATACTGTCCTGAACGGATAGCAAGCTGAATATAGCCACGATAACCAAGAACGAATGTTGCTGTTGTACGATTGTTCTTACGGTCCTTAAACGGAACCATGTAATACTGTCCGAGCTGTGGTGATGGTGGCAAGCCGAGCGAATGTCCGCAAAGTGCCGCTGAAAGAATTGTTCCTGCATCACATTCTTCGAGTGCCGGATTGGTACTCACTACTGAGGTAATAGCCGCCGTGAACTTTTGGATTTCCTTCGGGTCTTTCATTGAGTTTGAAAGACTTTTCTGAAAAGCCTGTGTCTGGAGCATTGACGAAAACTTCGGCTTTCTCTGCTGAATCTGATTGTTTTGATTATTATAATTACTCATAGCGTAATCCCCTTTCGTTGATTAACTGCTTAACAGTGAGTGCAAAATCTTTAAGCTGTGATTTTGTACCGTAAACCTTGAATGACAATGACAGAACTTTTTCATCTTGCTGTGGCTGTTCTGATATTTCTTCAACCGGAGGAGCAACTTCTTCAGGCACATTTGCAACAAACGGTTCATATTCGTCAAGAGTGTTGCTCACAGCCTGCTCGGCTTTTTCACGCTCTGCTCTTTCGGCTTCTGCCCTTGCTTTTTCTTCTTCAATAGCCTTGTACCTCTCGGTTACGGAAGTTATTGCAACCGATACATTCAAAGACCGCTTATACTCGTACAGGATTTCGTCCTTGTGCTCCTGCGTTGCGATAAGCTTTAAGTCATCCATAATCTTGTCAAGGTTAGATTTTATAGTTTCTTTAAGCTTTTTGAGAGATACGCTCATGGTTATATTCAGATTAACCTGCTCATATGTTACGAAGTCAATACCGAGTGATTTTGAATACTCATCAAAATAGCTTTTTGATTTTTCGTACTTTTCCTGTTTAAGACCCTGCTCAATGGCGTCAACCTTACCTTTAAGGGCGGAATCAGCTTTCTTATAAGGCAATGACACGCAATCTTTGTAAACTGTTTCAAAAGCCTCATAAGGTGTTATTATTTCCGATTTAACCGCTTTTCGGCGAGTTTCAAATTCCACAAATTCCTTATTGAGCGATGAACGCAACTTCTTGATTTCCTTGTAGTTTTCGTCTGTACATATCATTTCGCAGGCAGTGTTTACCTTTTTCTCAATTTCAGATTTAACCAGCTTGAGATTCTCGATGATGACAGGAATCTGAGCTACCTGAATTAAATCGGTTGAATCAGGTTCTGCATCATTAACTGTTGACAGATTTTTTACTTCTTCCATATCAGCAGTTTCAAGCAAATTAACGGGTTCTGTAATTTTGGTCATTTTATGTTACCTCCTTAATCTATTGACCATTCTTCCTCGGTAATGCCGTGAAAAAGTTCGGCACATTCACGAGAACAGAAAATATCATCATTTGTATCTCTGAAATATGTATAATCATATCTGAGTTCTGCGTTGCACGCTCTGCAATGCCCCATTACCAGTACTTGCGGTGCGTTTGGGCACATCGGATTACACGGAGTGCTTCTGCATACTTCGCACATTTTAATATCTCCTAACTATTGATTTTTCGATTCAATATGATATAATGAGCTTGTTTAAATTTCTTTTTGTTTAATCCCGTGTTGCTGTTCCTAAGCAATGCGGGATTTCTCTTTGTCTGCAAGTTGCATTTCAAACAACGCCTTTGATACTCTTTCAGCTCTGAGTTCTTCCCTAATAAGCTGTTCAAGGTAATAATCCTCAAGGCGTTCACCGTTTGCATCACCAAATCGGCTGATAATAACCGCCAACTTGTTCTTAGCGTGTGCCTTAGCAATTTCAAACTCAGATTCAGTACATATGTATCCGTTTGAGGATATAAAATCAGTGTAATTCAAAATATTTTCCCACCTTTATATTTGATAAACATTTTGCTAAGGTCCGCAAAATGTTCTTTTCATCAAACAACCTTGTAGTCGTTGGCATTTTCAACCCCCACACATTCAAAACCGAAGGATTCGGGTTCAGGCGTTTCAAGGGCTTTGAGTTTGCGTTTTAGCTCTCTGTTCTCGTGCCTGTAACCGCTTGACGCTGTTTTTTCAAGTGCAAGGTCTGTTCTTGCGTTTCTCAACTCAATGCCGAGATGTCTGTTCTCTGCTCTGAGGTTTTCAATATCTTTGAGTAGTTTTCTGCGCGTTCTGAAATCTTTAAATGCCATTTTTCAATGCTCCTTTATGTATTGTCTGAGTTCGTCCTTGTCGAACCGCCATTGTTTGCCGATTTTGTGGGCAGGAAGAACGCCCCTTTGTGCAAGCCGTGTTGTATAATCAACATTAAGTGCAAGCAACCGTGCCACATATGGCACATCAATTATCACAGGCACTTCATCCCAATTGACGATAGGTCTTTCTCTCGGCATATGTACACCTCCTATTTTTCGTTGGTAATTTTGTCTGAAACGATTTCGACTGATTCAACATCAGCAACGCTGAGTGCCAGTTTGAGCAGTACAACCTCGCCGACCGTTCGTGTTATCTGATAGCTTGTAACATACGGAATTTCTGTTCCGTCAATTTCAAGAAGAAACTTGTCCTTTGTGTCAATAAGTTTAAGTTTTGCCATTTTCTCACCTGCTTTCTGTTTTACCTATCTTGATTTCTACACCTAAAGCCGTTAAGAGCCTGTCGGCATTTTCAAGAGAAATGCTCTTTTTGCCTTTTTCCCAATACTGAATAGCTCTTTTGGTAAAGCCTGATTTCTTAGCAAGCTCACTTTGCGAAAAGCCTTTCTGTTTTCTGCTTTTGAGCAATATTTCAGCAAATTCATTGATGTGCATTGATTTCACCAACTTTCTATGATATACTATATGTAGTGATGAACCGCAATTCATTACACTATATAATGAAAGGGGTCTTTGCTTATCAAAAAGACAATTTATAACTGCGAATCATTGAACGATAACCTTAGTGAGAAAAATCTTGAAATCGAATATCCGTCAGTCTGTCCTATGTGTCACAAATCTGGCGACCCCTCGTATTTAAGCTCCTACTATATTGACGATGAACATACTTCTCCAAATCTTTTCGTTCATTTCTTCTGTCACAATTGTGAAAAAACATTTTTAGGTAATTATCATATAGGTCCTTACTATGATATAACTGACCTAAGAGGATTTGAGCCGGTTTATGATGTTGAAGAACGAGAGTTTCCTAAACACATAAAAGACTTATCCCCTGATTTTTGTAGCATTTACAATCAGGCTTATGCTTCCGAACAGTACGAATTAAAAGATATTTCAGGTATGGCTTACAGAAAAGCCTTAGAGTTCTTAGTAAAGGATTACGCAATAATGTTACAGCCGAACAATAAAGACAATATCGTTAAAGCACCATTATCAAGATGTATCAATGATTACATTGATAACAACAGAATCAAAAAATTAGCAGTAGCCTCTGCTTGGCTTGGTAATGATGAAACACATTACGAACGAAAATTCAAAGATTATAATATTGATAACTTAGTCGAATTTATAAACGCTATTGTTTCTTTCATAGATTCTGATATATCCGCTGTCAATGCAGAAAGAATGATAGAAGATAACTAATTATCCTTATCTGTTGAGAACTTAAAACTAAAATTGAAGAATTCAAGCTGATTGATTGTATCCTGCAATTCGTCAGCTTGTTTTTTTGCCTTTTTTATAAGGCTTTCAAACTCCTGCAAATTTGTAGCCGATATATTAAGCACTCCTTCATTTGAATAGTTGCCTATCATTTTATTTTTCATTTCTTCACCTGCTTTTCGATATTTTATTGCTTTACACGACCTTAAATGTTATGATTAACTATGAAAGGAGGCATAAATATGAATGATATTTTATCGTGGTTGACTTTAATAATATCCGCAGTTTCAACCTTATGCACTTTGGTTCTGTCTTGGATATTATTTAAAAAGGAACAGAACAAAACCTATCTGAAAGAACGATATGAATTAGTGATTTTCCCCATATTCAACCTGCTTGAAGAACATTTGTACAAAAAGGAAATTACTTCTGAAATTAAACAAGCCGTTGAAAAATGCGAAGATATTATTGCCGATAATAAACTTATCGCAGGCGGAAAACTCAGCTATGTATTTTCTCTTCCATTAGATAAAATTAACTTTCAAAGCATTTCAAAATTAGTCGACAAAGAATATGATGATTGTTGTTGTGCTTTAGGAATTCCTTTAAGACCGTTAGATAAAAAGATGTATACATACAAAACACGAAACATAAAAGTTTTAATATTAGGAATTACTAAATATTCAATGCCGTTGATTGCGGTTTTCCTATTATCAGTAATTCTAATTATACTTTTTGAATACTTCTTTCTTAACGGATAACTCCTGCTTTGATAAGCATTGCTATAATCAGCAGAAGTAAGCTAATTGCGTTGAGAATAAACACTACAAACATTAAAAACTTGTTCAATTTTCATTCTCCTTTGCCCACTTAATCAGATCCATAATTTGAGCGTCGTGCTTATCAAGGTAGCTGTCTATTGTTTTATACAAATGGGCGGCTACTATTTTTATTGCTAATACTGCTGAAACAAAAGCTGTGCAAAGCATTAGCAGTCCTAAAATTATTATTACTTCCATCTTTTCTTCACCCCCTTAGTTTTGGTTGGGTTGCATAGTCCGTTTAATGGGACTGCGGTTGTGGTATTATTGATTGTGTTGCAAATATCTTTTGCAAATGTTATAATCGAGCAAAGGAGCTGATTATATGTGGGTAATAATTAGTGGTATTTTAGGCATTGCAGGCTTTTTAATATCTTTAATAAACCTGATTAACTATTTTGTTTCGCACAAAGTGAATTTGGAAATCACAATGCTTGAATACGCATACAAATTAGGCGTGCAGGGAAAGAAAAGACTTTTCATTCATTATAAACTTAACAATAAATCGCAACTGCCTATTTCTGTTACCGACATTCAATTAGTTCTGAACGGCATAGAGTACACCGAAGATTACAACACCCACGAAGTTAATTCTTATCATCACAAGGCAAAAGGTGTTGATGAGTATGTTCCGACATACAATGAACATCTGCCTATCAATCTTGAGTGCCTACATTCTCATTCGGGTTACCTCGTTTTTGTAATTCCTGAAGATAATTCTCCAAATCTCGATAAAGGTCTGACTTTTCAAATTCGCACCAATCGGAATAAGGAAGTACAAAAGAAAGTGTCATTGAATGAGGTGGTAACGCTCCGCTCCACTCTACCTTATCAAAAGTATAAAAATCTTTTTCTAAAGGATAAGGCGGAACATAAGGTGCACTGACAGTCTTGTTGACTGTTGGTGCTTTTTCTATGTTGAATAAATTATTAAAAAATCCCATTTTCTCACCCCCTTAATATAATAGTTGCATTTATGCGACAAACTGACTAAAAAAAATAGCCTGTGCCTCATCACCTGTTAATCCGAGAATTTGTGTGATAGCGTCTGCCTGCTTAATGGTAAAATCCTCACCACCGTTAGAAAGTTTACGATACATCGTACTTTTGTCGATACCGATACTTTCAGCAACCTTTTCAGGGGTTAATCTTTTCTCCTTGATAGCCCCTTTCAGCTTATCAACATTAGTCAATTTTATCACCTCCAGTTTTTATTGTGTTGCATTTCTGCGACAACTATATGATACCACCCTTGTAAGTTATTGTCAATATATTTTTCGCATTTTTGCAAAATTATTTTTATTTTTTCAAAAAGTAGTTGCATTTTTGCAATCGTTATGTTATAATACTGTACAGTAAAGGAACGGTGGCGGCTGTTTCGACTCCCTTGAGAAAGGGGGTGATTGCGTGGAATACATAGCTGTGATAGTAATTTTCACATTTTTTATTGTGTTCACCATAAAGAAATAACCGCCCTGTACTGCAATACAAGACGGTTATAAAAAATAATTAGTTTTTGAATAGCGGAACAGCTAAAGCCGTTCCCTTACTACCATTATAATACAACTTATTTTGCATTATGTCAATAACAATATATTGAAAAAAGGTGTTACTTATGACAATCGGCGAACGCATTAAAAAATTGCGAGAAGAAAAAAATATAACTGTTGATAAACTTGCCGAGCTGATAGGAAAGAACAGAGCTACAATATACAGATATGAAAGCAGCGAGATTGAAAAGTTACCAACAAGCGTATTAGAACCGCTTTGTAAAGCTTTAGGAACTACTCCTGCATATATTATGGGTTGGGACGATAAAACACCGGAACAAGCAACCCCCCTTCCGCAAACAAATGTATTTATGCGACCGGTATATGACAGCATTTCGGCAGGGTTCGGAG